AAACGAAAAGGCGACTATAACAGAGTGAAACGTTTTGCCTATTTGGAAGAGGATATAAATCATATTCAAACTCTTCCCAATATCGACTTGAAAAACAACATTTGGGTTTCCGTCCACCCTTGCCAGACGGCAGAAAAGATCGTCAAGCTGTTCAATAAATCTAAAGTTCATGCACTGATCATAATGCCCTGCTGTCATGGTAATTCAAATGATATATTCGCTAAAGCTTGGCTCAGACGAAAGTTAAGCGAGTATGATTTGTGGACATATTATCTCGCAAAGAAAATCAAGAACGCGAAGGTAAAAATTGTCACTGATATAAATTGTATCAGCCCTCGAAACAATATCATTGTCGCTGTGCGATAAGAGAGAACACATGATCGGGTTTGATGTTATATCTTACCTCGATGACCGGGACATTGACTACAGAACATCGGGGAAGAACGTGGGTAGTGGCTGGATTGGAATAAGGTGTATTTTTTGTGGGGATAACTCCTTTCATCTGGGCATAAATCTTGAAGCGGCATCCTACAGCTGCTTCCGATGTGGCGCCAAAGGAACCGGTATCGCCCTCATCGCCGAACTGGAACATTGCTCAAAAAAGCAAGCTTACGCCATCACCAAAAAATTTCTGAATTTGGATGCAGCCATCGCTCAAAGATACAAAGAACCTATCTATACTGATGAAGTGAAGCTGAAAGGACTGACGAAAGAATTTCCTCAAGAACATCTCGACTACCTCAAAAATAGAAACTTCGATCCTGCTTTCTTGATTCGCAGGTACAATCTATACGCAGGAACTTACATCGGGGATTTCAAATTCAGAATCGTTGCCCCAGTCTACTTGGATAACACACTTGTGTCGCTTGTTGGGCGTGACATCACAGACAAATCAGATCAGAGATACAAAGCATTAGCAGTTTCCAAATCAAAGATGCCTCTAAAATCTACGCTGTATAATATAGACTCAGTACAACGAGATGCAATAATCGTTGAAGGGATTACAGACGTGTGGCGAATAGGGGATGGGTGTGTTGCGACGCTGGGAACTAAGGTGACAAGCGATCAAGTTCTTCTCTTGAGAGGAATCAGAAACGCATACGTCTTATTTGATGCTGAAGCGAAAAATGAAGCTGAGAAGCTTTCTGTGATGTTACAGGGGATTGTTGAGCATGTAGAGATCATCTTGTTGGATCAAGGAGATCCTGCAGAACTCCGCGAACATGAAGTGCGATTATTGAGAAAGGAGTTGATGACATGAAAAGGTCTATCAAGTGGCACGAGGAATGCTTAAAAAACATGAAAGGAACGCTGGATAGAATTGATGAGGATATTGCCCGCATGGTAAAACATAAAGGTATAATCCAAAGAGAAATTGATTTTCTGAAACTTCAAATCGATGAGGCTACAAAAAAGAAAAAAGACGGTTTTGACAACTATCTATTTTTGAGAAAAAAAGGAGCTTAAAATATGAGTCAAACACCAGGTGAAGCGATTCGAGCCTATTGCGTACATTGCAATGGAGGAGTATATTCGGAAGTAAAAGAATGCAATGCAAATGGGGAGTGCCAATTTTGGAAGTATCGACTTGGAAGAGGACGCCCTTCTGTCAAACTGATTCGGAAATTCTGTCTCGACTGCATGGGGGGTTACAAAGACCTTGTTCGAACATGCATTGTGGAAGATTGCTATTGCTTTCCTTATCGATTCGGGACGAATCCAAACAGAGGCGAAATGTCAGACGAGAGAAGGGAGATGCTCTCTGTTGCACTGAGTAGAGGGAGAGCAATGAGAGCAGTCTCACGAACGAGAACCCGAACTCCAGAACCTATAGTTATCAAACGAACGAGAGGAGTTACACAATGACAGAAGAACCCAAAGATGCAAAGCCCGATCCTCTGCCCGAAGAGGTCAAGAAAATATTGAACAAAATGAGGAAGATGGAATATCATATGCTGATAGAAGCAGGCTGGTGCCCAACCTGTTGTCGAGAGCACACTATTGAAGGGCAGTCAAAATGTCCATCTTGCATGGAGAAACATCGCATCCGTACATTTAACAAAAGAAGAAGCACATGGCCTGGGACACGCACGATCTATGGAGGAAGAGGCAGACCCCCAATCGGATGTGACTATACTCCAAAATCTTACAATCATAAACCATGGGAACCAGGAGGTCGAGGAAGACCACCAAAAAGTGCAAAACAGAGAGGAGGAGCATGATGAAAATATTATTAATTGGAGTTGTGATGACAATGCTGCTATGCTCACCAGCACAAGCACAGATGCCTGGACAAGAAGGCGTCATCGTTATGAAAATGACAGGGGTATGTTTGACAAAGAACTACCATGATGACTGGGTGAACGCTGAAGTAGCAGGGGACATGGAAGGAATAACCAATTTAGTCTTCTCAGGACGATGCTTCCTCGTCGAGAAAGGGGAGCGAGTGCTTGTCATCGAAAGCAGTTGGACTCTGAGAAAAGTAAGAATGAGATCAGGCCCATACAAAGGAAGAGCAGGGTGGGTGTATATGGAGGCAGTAAAATAGGCCTTGACAAAAAGAAAGTCAACTACCGTCAGCTAAAGCAGGCGGCTTGTAACTGTCGGCTATAAGCCGACTGCCACGTATGGCAGATTGACTGCTGCCCTACAACCAATATTGATTGCAGCGATGTAATCAGCGATTGCGGAGTAACCGCACGATATACAAGAAAACAAGGATTGAGACTTACGATTATGCTTATCAATACAACCACATTCAGGGCAAGTTCTCGAAGTATTTCGAGGGTCAACCAGACTCACGAAAACACCGGCGATTTTTGCCTTGTATTCGATAAACTTTTTCAACTGATCAAATCCCCAAGAGCTATGTTGTCTCCGCTGCTTCTTTCTTGCAACCGTTCTGGAACGGATACCCCTCAAATCTTCAAGGGCAATGCCTCTCCCAGTGTCTTTTGCTTTTTTAACAATCTTCTTGGAGATTACATGATTAACGTCTTTGGCAAAACGAGTTTCTTTTCTCTTGCGCTTCTTCAGAATCCGTTTAGCCGATTTAGTTTGTTTGCTTTGAAGTTTCGCTCTCAATTTGGCATGGCGTTTTCTAAGGGCGTTGACCGTATCGCCAGAATATTGAACACCATCGGAATCGAAGGCAATATTTTTTATTCCCAAATCCACGCCGATAAACTCGTCAGGATTGTTGGCAGGTGGTTCAGGAGCGTCAACTACCGTGGCAAGATAAAAGATTTTATCCCGATAGATGAGGTCGGTTTGCCTTACAATTCGGTCAAGCCTTGCTTCCTGATAAGCTCCAATTCTAATCGGGATAATTTGTCGGCCTTCCAAGGTCAGGAGAGAAACTTTATCCAATCCCTTCCAGGACAGGATTCTTTGATCGTAAACAACGGCTCCGCGGGGTTTGAATACTGGCAGAATTTTCTTATCCCGTTTATAAGCTTCACAAGTTTTAGAAATTGCCCTGATTGTAAGCTGAGCAGAAAGACCAAATTCTTTTCTGATGTCCCGATAAACGCATTGCTGAAGCCTTATTTTATTGGCTGTTTTGAGTTCAAAGGCTTTGTTTGCAATACAATTACAGGCTTTATTAAAACGCTCCATAGTTTCAAGGAGAATTTTATGTTGCTCATCTGCGGGAGCAAGTTTTATCATCAGTGTTTGCTTCATGATCTTAATATAAACATATTGAAATTAAATGTCAATAGTTTTTTAACTTGGAACAGGCTAAAGCATCCCGCCTAAAGGCGGGGGCTTCCGCTTCGCTCCTCCCCAAGGGCGGTGTATTAAATTTTCTCTTGACAAAGCGAAAGTCAATGTTTATCTTATACACAATAGCGATCCAGGCCGCTGTATAAAAGATGATCGACAAAAGCGGGACGAGGAAATGAGAACTAAAATAATCAACACCCTTTTGAAGGGGTGGGCAAGGTCATCTAACCGTCCCTTAGATCGTCTTGCCTGGAAACAAGAACAACTAAGGTTCTCACATCCATTCACTTCCTAAGTTGATCTTGCCCAAACCTTCAAAAGGGTGTTTCTATTTGAGGCATTCATGAAAGTCCTCGTCACAGGCGACAGAAACTGGTCGAACAGAGCAGTCATTCGACACGCTCTTCTCAATCTTCTTCCTGATGATTCGATCATCGTTCACGGCGCAGCGAGAGGCGCCGATTCAATCGCAGGAGAGATCGCAAAGAAGTGGGACATCAAAGTTCTCATTTATCCTGCTCAATGGGAAGTATATGGAAAAGCTGCTGGCCCGATCCGCAACAGACAAATGCTCACTGAGAATCCTGACATCGAATTAGTTCTCGCATTCCATAACAATATCGAAAAAAGCAAAGGCACAAGAGACATGTGCTCTATAGCTGATAAGCAAGGTATTCCGATTCAACTCTACACAGAATCAGGAATGATACCTTGTTTAAAGTTCCATAAGATAGATAGGAGGTTAACAAATGTCCCGTCACGCACTCAAAATTCTCGCGGATGACAAAAACATAATCAGTTATCGAAAGAAACTCCGACCCCTTTGTGGTGATCTTATAACTGCAACGATTCTCTTCCAACAAATTTTGTACTGGTGGTTTCATAACAAAGAGAAGCCTTTCTATAAATACAGACTCCCTCTAAAAAAGCGTGAAGATGAATCACAGGTGCAATATGATGAACGTGCAAAATTTTATAATGAAGGTGATTCATGGTGTGAGGAACTGGGGTTTTCAAAAGATGAATTTGACACTGCTCTGAAAAGAATTGCACATAAACGAGGGGACGCTGTTATAGATGCAGACAAATATCCCATTAAGCTTTTTATCGAATATTACACCACTTTAACCCGCGTCACCTATTACAACATCTGTGATGCTCAGGCATTAAATGACATCATTACAAATCATTACTCGAAAAGCGACAATCCCGATTTACGTCCTTACGAGAAACCCGATTTACGAGCAGCGACAATCCCGAAGGAGAATAACAGAACAGAGAGTACTTCAGAGAATACTTCAGAAACTTTTTCTAAAGAAAAAGATCACTCCTTTCAGGAGGAAGCAACGAATGAAGAACCTGTTGTAGCAAAGGACTTTGTGGGGCCTGAGAACATACATGGCTTGAAAGAAAAGATTGTCGTTGTTCCTGAAGAATCAAAGAGTGTCTATGCTGCTGTCATTGACTATTGGAACTCAAAGGGTTTAACTCAACACAGAGAAGGTACAAAACGTCACGATGAGATCATCCGCTTGCTTCATAAGTTTGCTTTGGGAATCTTTCCATACAAAGTTGAGCAGGAGCGTTTCAAAGGGAAAAAATTCAAGAGGAAGGATTTCATCAAATCGATTGATCAGTTTGCTCTTGCCGCAACAGACCCTGATTATGAGGCGTCGATTGGCTCTTCCTATAAAGAGAAACTTCGCAAAACACCCCTTCATGAATTCTTGTGGAACACATTTTCAAATGGTGAAATCCACAAATCGTTGTTTCTGCACTTTTTTGAAAATGATGCTAAACTTGTAACAGATAAGTATTTAAAGGATGAAGATCCGGGATTGACGAAGGCAATCATGGATGAGTATCAGCGACAGCAACTTGGCACGAAGGATGAGATAAAATCGAAAGGACCATTTGTAAAGGCGACGAAGCGATTGAAGGCATTTCTCGAAGTGAACAAAAAGAGACTTATGCCGGGGCGCAATCTCTCAGATGAAAACATTGCTCGATGGCTTGTGACCGCTGTTACAAACGCATCAAGAGGAAAAGCTATTTCAGCAGCCTTTCTTGCCTCTGATCTCACCTATGAACAAATCTTGCCTATATACCTTCAAAATGAAGCAATCTTCACGCGAACAGACGGAGAGCGAACACCAAAATACAAGATGGTGAATAATTAAAAGGAGAAAAATCATGAAAGCGAAAGTGGTAAAAGTTCCTGTGGGTCCAGCGCCAGAGGAGGTTAGAAGGTGTTGGGTTGGGGTTGTATTGGAGGTCATCCGGATGCCACAATTCTGTGGCGAGAGAGATTTCCTAACGGGAAAGGACCTCCCAAATAGGAGGGGATTTATGGCTAATACATGTTGTGCTATCTCGGCTCTTAGGCAGAAATCTCTTGATGCTGCCAAGTGGTTTGAACAGAATCTTCCATCGGATAACCATCATCTATGTTTTGGTCCAGATGAAATGGAAATTCTTTAAAAGAAGAACAACGTGAGTGATTTGATCGAAGGATTTAAAATGGAAACTGTAACTAATGATTTGCCTGATAGGTTGTAAGTAGGAGTTACCGTTTATAGTAAACTGATCGTATGGTGGCATCGAATAGAATTGCAGCATCATACCAGTGTAGGGTATAAAATGGTACGAGTGGTTCATTGAAAAAAGAGTAAAGAGGAATATGCCCTCTACTTATCCTATCAGGCGTATGCATAAAACTGAGATAAAAGGAGAACAACATGAGTGATTTGATCAAAGAGTTTAAAGGTGAAACGAAGATCATCAAGCGGAAAGGTATAAAGGAACTGATCGAGTGGCTTGAAGGAACTGACTTCTTTACCGCTCCTGCATCAACGAAGTATCATGGAGCGCATGACAAAGGACTTGCATTGCACAGTTTGTCCGTTCTCGACGCGGCGATGGAGCTGAAGAAGTTTACGGAAGTCGATGTGAAGGACGAATCAATTGCGATCTGTGCTCTATTCCATGACATTTGCAAAGTAGATTTCTACACGATGGAAATGAGAAATAAGAAGATTGATGGGAAGTGGGTCGAGGTTCCTTTCAGAACTGTGAAAGATCAATTTCCTATGGGTCATGGGGAGAAATCTGTCTATCTCATTCAGAAGTTCATGGACCTGACTGACGAAGAAGCCCTTGCAATTCGTTGGCACTTAGGAGGGTTCGATCCTGCTGTTCATTTTAACTATCCGAGCGGGGCTTCATGCAATCAGGCATTCAAACAGAACAAACTTGTCTCATTGATTGCTTGCGCTGATCTGACTGCAACGTATCTGCTTGACGAATGGGAGGAAGAAAAATGATAAGAATACCTGAAGAGTCTGGTTTCTATTTTGCAAAATTGGAACACGGCAAATGTTTCAATCTGATTGTGCGAGTCGAAGGAGTGGCACCGATGTTATACATCTCCTATGCTCTTGACATGGGAATCTATGGCCCAAGAATTGCAGCCATAAAGCCTTTTCAGATTAATGAATGGGGACCAAAAATAGAGGAGCCAAAATGCTGAAGCAGCATTAGATTTTCTCAAAACCGATCATTTCTATCACGTCCTTTGAGCATAGAATCAACGAACGTCTGAAAGACGACACTCATCATGTTGAATAATTCAAATTGAACCTAGGAGTCAAAATCTCATGTCAGCTTGGACACGGCGCACTGTGGATTCCTCAGACGAGCAGGTGATTGCCCTTGGCATGGTCGTCTCTGACATCTTCCTATCAAAGATGCAAGGCCTTTTCAACTCTGATTTCTTCATCAATGACAGTCTGAAAACAATCTGCTTGTGGTGCATGAGCTATTATAAAGAATATCAAAAAGCACCCAAAGACCATATTCAAGACATTTTCAATGAGAGAAAATTTGGAATTGATAAGGCAGATGCAAAACTGATTGAGGAGTTCTTGGTCATTCTCAACAAACGGTTTGTTGATTTCGAAGGACCGGTCAACGATGATTACTTTCTCAATAGATCAAAGAAGTATTTCACCAAACAGAATTTGAAGGTCAGAGCGGAGCGTGTTAGAAATCTTCTTGAACTTGAGAAGATTGATGAAGCGGAAGCGGAGATGAGTGATTATAAAGAGTTCTCCATCGCAACATCGCCTGCAATTTCACCCTTTGACAAAGAATTGATGAGAAGAATTCTCAACAAGGAGGATCGCAGTCTGTTTCAATACCCTGGAGCACTGGGGCAGATCATAGGCCCGATTGAGAGAGGCTGTTTGTATGGTGTATTGGGTTTGTTCAAACGCGGAAAAAGTTATTTCTTAGTAAATACAATGACTTTGGCTGCCTCGTTTCGCAGGAACGCCTTGCTTGTCTCATTAGAAATGGAGAGTATACGAATCGCTGAAAGAATCATTCGAAACATAGGAACATTCACAAAACCAAAAGATCAGTTCTTTCCGTGCTTCGATTGTGAGAAGAATCAAAAAGGATCATGTAACAAATCCCAACGTGTAAATGAAGAATCTCTTCTTATCAATGGGAAGAAGCCAAAATTTGATCCATCAATGACCTACAAGCCCTGTACTGTATGTCGTATCATTGATCCAAGAGAGTTTGAAGTTGCAACATGGTTCGAGAAGATCGACTATCCTGATTTGTCAATTAAAGGAATGAATAAAGCGACAGGTGCATTTACAAATATGTTTGGCGACAACATACGGATGCTCACATATCCAAAATATTCAGCGACCATTCGAGACATCGAGCGTGATATTCGTTTGCTTGAAGAAAAAGAAATGTTCATTTGTGATATTATCGGAATAGATCAACCGAGCAATCTTAAACCTGAAGACCCCCGCGAGAAAAGAGTTCAGCAAATCGATCAAATTTGGATGCGTTTGTCTCAGATGGCATCTGAGCGTCAATGCGCTGTATTCGCACCTTCACAAGGAACCCGTGGAGCCATTTATAAAGCGAACACCGATCAAACAGACATTGCAGAATGGATAGGGATACTTGGTCATGTCGATGGGATGATTACTCTGAATCAGACGAAGATGGAAAAGATTGAGAAACTTATGAGGGTGGGGATGCTTGTGGGTCGTCATGATGATTATGCAGAGTCTCAAAACGCTTTACTTCTCACGAACTTCGGGGCCGGTCAATTCTGGGCCGGTTCCATTTTGGTGTCTTGTAACGATGACGATTGAATAGTTGATGTTGACGACAGTGAGTAGGATTTTTTAAAAAAAGTGTATACTAAATGTACTTGAATAAAAAAGCGTTTATTAAAAAGACCGGGAGGTTATTGAAATGTTGTCAATCTGTAAACAATTTGAGTTCCATGCGGCACATCATTTGCCTGATCACGAAGGAAAATGTAAACAAATTCATGGACATACCTATCGGTTAGAAATTGAAGTAGGGGGTCCTAAACAATCATCGGGGCCTGAAAGGGGGATGATTGTAGACTTTGGCAAAATCAAAGAAGTCGTTCATCGTTGTATTATTGACGAGTTGGATCACACCGACTTGAATTTACGATGGGCGAATCCTACAGCAGAGGAGATGGTTGATTCTTTTTCATATCAATTATATGAGGCTTTTTTTAGGCAGTTTGGCACTGACGTTGTTCTCCTACGAATTTCCTTATGGGAAACGAGTGATTCATGTGCGACATGGAGGGCAGATTTATGAAGGTTGTAACAGAAGCAATGAGGAAAAAATGCAGCGATGGTAAAAAAGGAAACAAAAATCCAAGTTATGTTCCTCCTTTGCCTGTGAAATTATCCTCTGATGAGAATGAAAAACACTTTTCTTATTTGGTTGGGTATTGGATAGGAGACGGCTTAAAAACCCAAACTAATTTGGGGTTTGCGGTTAGAAATAATAAAATCTATATCGATGATTTGGTATTAAAAGCCTCGGTCATTCTTGATTCCAAATTATATTTTCGATATGCCGAGAAAAGTTGTGAATTGTTTTTTCACGCAGAAACCAAGGGGTTGCAATCACGAATAAAGGAGGAACTTTCTAAGAAGACAATCATAACAAAACATCCTTGGGAATTCATTTGCGGGTTTCTTGATAGTGATGGTTGGGTTTCTTTTTCTGATAGCAAAAAGACAGGTATAACCATAGCCTTCAGCAATACAAATATGGATTATTTACTGCTGCTGGGCTTTGTTTTGGACAGCGTTTTAATACCATATAGAATTAAATTGACAAATGATTATAAGAAAGGCTATAAGCATAGTTGGCATTTGTCAATTGCAACTTCGGCTGCGGTTTATGTGTTAGCAAACAAATTGCTGCCAATAACAATTGATGATAAGAAAAAAGAGAAATTTTTGTTGCTTATTGATCATTTCAATACTTTGCATAATAATCAAACCATACCTATCTGCGAAACCTTCAAAGGAATTCAAGGGGAAGGAAAATCAATAGGGATGGTACAATTTTTTGTAAGAGCTGCTACCTGTGATATGAAATGCAAAATTTGTGATTCAATGTATAGCTGGGGAAAAGGTAAAAAAAGAACACTATTAAGTTTATTACAGGAATGCATTGAGAGTAATTGTCATAGTATTTGTTTGACCGGAGGGGAAATTGCTCAATTTGAAGACAAGTTATCTGCATTTATAGGGATGCTTAGAGCAAATGATTTTCACATTGTTTTGCAGACAAACGGATTGCATTATAGTAGAAGTTTTGATATGGTTCATACGGTATCAATGGACATAAAAACACCTTGTACAGGAGAAAAAAGTAACGAGGATTTAATCCTCAAATTAAATCCAAAGAAAGATGAAATAAAAACTCTCATATTTGATGAGGATGATTATGAATATGCCATAAAGGTAAACTCCCTTGCGAAAAAAATAGGACTGCCTCAGGTATTACAGCCCTGTAATTCTGTAGGAAAGGATTGCCTCACTTCATTGATAGAAAAATACAAATGGATTTGTGCATTGGTACTACGTGATAGACGATGGTCTTCTGATATACGAGCCCTCCCTCAATTGCATGTACTGATTTGGGGAAATGAAAGAGGCAGATAAGGTGATCAATGTTCCGTGAGAGACCTACGAGAAATAGTGTATCATGATGTTCTGAGGGAATATGGCTATCTTCGTCATTCAAGATATTTTCCAAAAGAACTCGAACACTATAACCCAATAGGTTTGACGAAGAAAGAATGTGTCGAGTTATTTGCGTATATCGTCGAACATGTTCCGGAGGAACTGCAAAGCCACTTGCCCAAACATGTGCAGCAACTTTACAACTACATTTTTATTGATGAAATCAAATCGAGATCGGGGTATATGTCGGAATTCAAATATGTAAGGAAGTGTGACACTTTTGGAAATACGGAAGGCACTCAAGCATTTCTGATCAATGAGATGTTAGTGAAGGGCGGATATACTTTGCCTGAAATTGCTCGCGCTGCGGGATGCAACGTGCAAAGAATCAACAGTCACCTAAATGCAATCAGAAGAAAATTTGCAGATTCGCATATAATTGTTACACAGAAGAGGGGAAGACTCAGCCGTTATTATTTGAAAGAAAGGAAGAAGAATGGAAAAACCGTTCATAAAAAACCTACTGTTCAAGCTCTTGTTCAGTAAAGAGGGATTTGGTTTTAATCCTGATGATCCAAATCTCAAGAATACCCCTGATCGGCTCATGAGAATGTATTGTAATGAGTTTTTCCGAAATGTCGATCAAGATCCAAAAGAGATTGCTTCGTTTCCCAATGAAGGATACGATGAAATTATTATGCTTGATAACATCACATTCACATCAATTTGTAGCCATCATTTTTTACCGTTCCAAGGTCATGCTTGGTTACTTTACATACCTGATGCGTCTTTAGTCGGAGCATCAAAGCCTGTACGAATCATAGATTTCTTTTCACGCAAGCCACAATTGCAAGAGCGTCTTTGTATGGATGTCATAAATCATTTTGTTCAAGGAGTGAAACCTAAAGGTGCAATGCTTGTTATGAGAGCAGGTCATGGATGTATGACGTGTCGAGGAGTTAATGTTGAATCAATTTCGGGCATGACGACTTCAGCCATCTATGGAGCATTCAAAGAACAGACTGTCAGAAATGAAGGACTCGATCTGATCAAGATTTCCATTATGGATAGGAGGGGATAATTTATGACCGAGAAGACTAAGGTTCACCCATTTAAACTTATCGACAAAAAGAAAATCGACGACGAGACACCAGTAGGCATTACACAGGATGATATTATAAAAAAGACCACTGAACTTTGTGAGATGATTGAAGCATACGAAGGTTATGAAGCACGAGCAGCAGCCTATGCCTGTTTTGAAATCGTTGTTTATGGAGCAAAGTCAAATTATGAGGCGTTGGGAATTCTCGCTGACGTAATGATGGAATATCGTGAGGTAAGCGAAATGATTGCCTATGAGGAAGGAGAGTGAGTAAGATGACCAAGAAGCAAATTGAAAAATCATACCAGACAGTATTGAATGACCGACAAGGAATGCTCCATATCTTTGGCGAGATAAGAGATGCCATCGGTATGGAGTACAAAGAAGGCATTGCTCCAGAAGCTGTTCTTAATGGTGTGCAAAGGCTGATAAAAATTGGCAATCTTACACCATTTACATTTACTCAATTACAAGAATGGGGTGAATCTATTTGGCAAGAAATGCTGGACAAAGATACAGAAATAGTGGAGTCACCATGAAACGAATTATTGATGTGCCCATCGAGTCCCTCGAAGAACGTTATTCCGCCAACTGGCAAAGGTGGTTCAAATCAGAATACGAACGTCTTGGAGTTCCTTATATTCGAATCAATCCTGAACCTCTTTCTGATAAGATCAGAGATGGGAGATTTCTCGACATCTGCGGAACGAATTATTACAAAGCAATGCAACTCGCTGAAATCTGCAAACTCACCTACGAAGGCAAGATCACGAACAATGATGCATTTCTTATCCATGATTACTGGTATCCCGGTATTGAGATGCTGGCTTACCTTCGCGATGCAATGAAAATTGACTTCAAGATTTACGGGTTGCTTCATGCTGGCACCTACGACGATTCAGATTTCATCACTCAAGTAGGAATGGGTTATTGGGGTGAACATCTGGAGAATGCATGGTTGAGGATTTGCGACAAAATATTTTTGCAGACTCAATGGCACAAAAACCTGATCGTATCGAAGCGTGATGTTGATCCGAAGAAGCTCGTTATAACAGGGCATCCTACATATTATGAGCAGGATCCATCGAAGTTCAAGAAGGAAAAAATCGTTGTGTTCCCTCATCGACTCGATCTCGAAAAGCATCCTGAGCTGTTTGATTATCTTGCCAGTATCCTACGATCTGAGTTTCCTGATTGGAAATTTGTCAGGACAAAGGAGGTCACAAAGACGAAGCAGGAATATTATAATCTTCTTGAACGGGCGACGATTGCGGTCAGTTATGCATCTCAAGAGAATTGGGGGAACGCAATGCAAGAGGCGGTCTTCGCTCGATGTTATCCTGTTGTTCCTGATCGTATCGCTTACGCTGAGATGTACTACCCTATTTTCAAATTTGGAACGATGGCCGAATCAATTGCAATCGTTCGTGATATAATAATAATGAAAGAGCGAAGTTATGGTGATTGGCAGGGCCATCGGATGCAAAAGTATGATTTTCCACTTAACCAAAATAGGTTTGATCTTCTCAAAAAAGGTGAGCATGCGATTGAAAATATGGTGAATGAGATCATGAAAGGATGACGATGAAGATTGCTGTGGACAGTGGTGCTCATTCTTTGTTCAAAAAATATACGAAAAAAGATAATCAATCTCAATTTGATTTCTCATTTTATGAGACAGATGAATTTTGGGCATATGTTGATAACTACTGTGCTTGGCTGCACGAGAACAAAGACAAAATCGATCTCTATGTGAATCTCGATGTCATTAGCAACGCTGAACTGACGTGGAAGGTGCAGAAGTACATGGAGAGCAAAAACCTCAATCCTCTACCTGTCTATCATACAGGCGAAGATATTTCATGGTTGAAGAAGTACATAGAGAATTATGAATATTTTGCCATTGGTGGTCTTGGTCAGCAAATGACGAAAAGTAGATGGTTGATGAATTCAGGTGATATTGTTTTTGACTTGATCTGTGACAGTAAAGGAATGCCAAGAAACAAAGTTCATGGGTTCGCAATGACATCGCCTGATTTGATCGTTGAATTCCCTTTTTTCTCAATAGATTCAACAAGTTGGATGCAATTCGGAAAATACGGCATAATTATTACCCCTAAAAAGAAAAACAATCATTTCGTCTATGATGAATCTCCACATATCATTTCAGTATCAGCAAGAAAGAAAAGTAAGATGAAAGCGGAGAATTTTGTTCATCTGTCTCCTGAAGTTCAAAAACAAGTTCATGAATATCTCGAATCAATCGGTCTTAAAATGGGCAAATCAATCCTCGAACATGTTAATTTTGATCAAACAAGAGGTGAGTTTCCTATCTCAAAAACAGAGGTGTCTGATCAAGAGAAGGTCATTGAAAAAGGGGTGTGCAATAATGCGACGATGAGAGATCAAGCGAATTTGAGTTATTATTTAGCGCTGGAGGAAAGCATACCCCCATGGCCTCGTCCGTGGAAGAGAAAAAGGAAAGCACTGTTGACGAAATTTCCTATTTGAAAGGAGGTGAGAAATTGGCGAAAGCGAAAGAAGTAAAGCCCACAATGGCGGAACTCCTTGATGGGCTACGGAAGTTGGCAGATAATTGTATAGCAGATGCCACGAAGATTGACGCCGGTGAACATGGTGCGAACACTGCCTGCGCGAGAGTGAGAAAGAGTATGCAGTTGATCAAAAAGATCGCACAGCAGATTCGTACGGAATCTCAAGCATTGAAAAACAATCGAAGGGCGTAAAGAGCGCCGGCAGAATTAGAACTCTGCCAGACTGAGGTTTGGCAGAGTTTATTAAAAAGGAGAATTCATGAGCACAAAAATCTATATCATCGTCCGGACACAATTTGAAAGAAGTCATTACTGGAAAGATGCGCCTCTTGAAGTTGATTTTCTCAGGGCGCCGCATCGTCACATTTTTCATGTTGAAGTGAAACTCCCTGTTACTCATAATGATCGTGATTTGGAGTTTTTCGTTATAAAGCGATTCCTCGATGGCACAATAGTAAAATTGCATCCCTCTTTTGAACTCAAGGACAAAAGCTGTGAGATGATCGCTGAAGGAATTCTCAAAGCAATTCAAGACAAGTTCGGATTCAAAAAGGATGTATCTGTTTCTGTGTCGGAAGATAATGAGAACGGAAGCGTGGTGGAGACTTAAAATGAAAGTGCAATGGCGATTGGTCAATATTGAAACAAAGGGGTTATCGCTGCCCTCGGAGAACCTTTTGATGTTAATGAGTTGTTTAAAGAAGAATGGGAAAGACAATTCAAAGGAACTGGAGCCGGAGAACCTGTAGGAGTGCTTGCTAATGGCAATTGTAATCAGAGGAAAGTATAAAAACAAAAAGGTGATGATTCAACAATGGTGCAACGATTGGTTTAGTGTTGACGTTGATGGGTTACCTGTTATTCTCAGTCCTACTCAGCTCAAATTGACTCCTCACGAAGCTGAAAACGTGGCACTCAGACCTACTGGATTTATGTTCGCACGATTTCTGTTGGCTCCTACATCAGATAAATGTTTTATATTTAAGAAAAGGAAACTAAAGTGAAAGGACAAATTGATGGTGCTCTATCTCGCTGGTAATTTTGTTACTCTTACAAATCTCGACAAAGAACGAGCACTGAAGGATACAATTCTTGCTCGCGGAAAAGAATATCATCGGTTAGTTTCATACTATTATCCCAAGACCGTGGACACTGTTTTAACTTTGAAAAAAGAGGAAATGCAAAATGACAGCAATGGGACGATTCGAGACCGACTTTCTTCAGGCAAAAAGAAACGCCGAAAAAATGTCAAAGATGCTTCTGAAAAAGTATCAGTGGATGAAAAGCTACCGATTTCTCGGCGACGTAGCGTTCAAACCAAACCGAACAAAAGAGTCAGTCGATCTCGCACAAAGTAGGGGCGAAGAAATCTCGTTTGGTTTGAACATGGAGCTTTTGTATCTTGATCTCAAAGGTCAGGAAAAAAAAGCTGAGATCATCTTCCGTTTCAAATCCAAGCCATTTTACGATGTGTATTTCAAGCCTTACAAAAAGAATCCAACAACTGAAAATCTCATCGAACAATTCAAAGATACATGGGTTATTTGTGGATCGGGCAATATGCCTGAGTCTCCAAAAGCATTTGCAGTGTTCAAAGTCAGCGAATTGCCAACGGGCTGTTTTGTTCCTTGTCATGAACACGGGAAGATCATAAAATTCAAAATTGCTTTTGCGAAATGGGTGCAGTGGAACTCAACAGGTCAAATAATCAATCTGTTTGGTGGCAACATCATTGATGACCTGTTTGGTCAGATAAGGATGTGACATGATCGAACTAACTAATAAACAAGAAAAGGAACTTCGTCTCATAGCTAAGGCAGGTTTAAATTTAATGGAAATAGCAAAAAGCACACCTGATCTCAAAGTAGATGTGTTAATTGCCCTTAATGAGATTCATCATCTTGAAAAGAGATGGTTTGTATTACAAGGGATTGATCGCACTGAATTTAACAATCAGATAAGGAGGGAAAATGAACCTAAATAGAGTACAGTTATTAGAGGCGTTACAACTTGCCCGCCCAGGACTTTCAAAAAAGGAATTTTTGGAGGAGGCAGTCCGATTCATCTTTAATCCTCATGAGATAGCTACCTTCAATGACCAAATTTGTATCCTCATTCCCTTCGAAACGGGATTGAAGTTCTCTGCAAATGGAGATGAACTTTACAAAATCCTCGATGGCATCAAAGAAGATGAAGTTGAAATCACCGTCGAAGATGAACAGGTTCTGATCAACAGCAAAAAAACGAAGGCAGGACTTTCAACAATCGTGGGTGAGAAGGAGCGTGTTGATACATTGATTTCAAGAATCCGCGATGTGATGAATGTGAAGGGATTCTGGCGTCGATTGCCAAAGAACTTCATCGAAGGTGTTTCTCTGTGTATGTTCTCAGCATCAAGAGATATGACAACAGGTGCGTATTGCTGCGTCGCTGCAAAAGACGACAAGATTTACTCGACGGACAAACTTCGCATAAGCCGCTTTGTGATGGATGGTGAAGTGAAGGAACTTTTGATTCCTGCTCGTGACGCAATCGAGCTTGTGAAATACCCCGTCATAAAATATGGAAAGTCAGGAGAATGGATTCACTTCATGACAAGTGATGGGGTGATGTTCAATTGTCGAACGATGATTGGTGAATACCCATACAATCTCGATAGATTCTTCATTCCTGTCAAGGGCAGCTTCACAATTCCCGTAGAACTTCAAGATGCAATGAAGAATGTTGCGATCATGGCTGCGGGCGATGTTGACATTGCAAAGATGGTCGAAATGAGAATAGAGCCTGGCAAAATCACTTGCAAGAGTGAGAAAGAGAGGGGATGGCTGATCAAAGAGGTTGACTTTGATGGTTACGATGGTGACCCGATCATCTTTCATATCAACCCTGTTTTCTTCGCTCAGATTCTTACCAAGACAACTTCAATTTGGCTGAGACAAGGGGAGCAGGAGCCACCTGACAAAGGCGTTTTCATTCGTGACAATTTTACCCACATCATTGCTTTGGGAAAGGAAGACTAAAGAAGATGGAACTAACAATTTATCAAAGAATTATTTTATTGACTTTATCAAGAATAGTTTGGCTTTTATATAAATCTGAAACCACCTTAGGGAACTATCTCTATGGAATAGCAATAGATGGTAAAATAGAAGATTCGTTTGATAATGTCATTGGTAAGATCGGTTAAAGGAGGTTGCCGTGCATCAGACCTTCGTTAATGTGAACGACAAGTCATTTGGTTTTGTAAATCCTAAGGAAGCATTTACATATCTTATGAGCCTTGCTATTCGCCGCTCAGAGTGCATGGATTTGAGTGCTATAAAAGAGAATCTCTGCACAGCATGTGATCTTGTGTCTGAGATGTCAACGATCAAAGCAGACGAGTTGGATATGTTAAAAGAGCCTGGTAAACTGAGTTTCAAAAGACTTTCAACGCGAATGACAGACGCAAAAAGTTTCATCGCCAATATTTATGACAAAAAGAGATTGTTGCTCATATGGGGTGACTTGATGATGTCAGTCGATGAAAAGCCTCTTCTCAGGGGATTTGGGTTTGGTTCAAAGAAGCATGTTGGCAATGAACTTGGCGATGCTGAAAAACTCAGTGTAATGAGGTCTCACAAGTGAAAGGAAGAGGAAAGTGATTAAAGACAGAGCACCTTTTAAAGAATGGCTAATAAAAAACGGAACTAAATTTAAAGATTTAAATATACTTATTCAAGGAGAAGAAATGGAAGAAGCAATTTTGGAAGCTATGAGTGCTTTGGATAGAGCAGAACATCCTATAGAGCATTAGTAATGAAAAAACTTACAGTAAAGCCATTCTTCACTTCAGACGAAGAGCCTACTTCTATGAGAGTTAGTGGGTCGCAGGATAGCGACTGCTTGAAGTGTGGGCTATTCAGACTCGTAAAGAGTCCAAAGATGAAGCCTACAGGACAAGGCGAGCTTAAAATTTTTCTTTTAGGAGAAGCGCCTGGGAGAGTCGAGGACGAAAAAAACACGCAGTTTGTAGGCGATGTGGGTGATTTTCTTCGAGATAAACTTACCGAGAGAGGACTTGATCTTGATCGTGATTTCTATAAAGACAATTCTTTGCGGTGTCGTCCATTTATTGTGAAAAAAGGAAGAGAATCAAATCGTCCCCCAAAAAGAAATGAGCTGAAGTTTTGTCGTCAGCATCACCTTGACTACATAAGAGAAATGAAGCCCGACTTCATCTGGTTGATGGGAAAAGCTGCAATTGAATCATATTACATGGACCGTTTCTCTGATGAAGAAGGAACCGATCTGACCCCTTCACGATGGCGTGCTCTTTGCATCCCTGATCCTTATTCAAAAGCATGGGTGATTCCTTTGTTTCACCCAAGTTATGCCATGCGAAATGAACATGACAATTTAACAATCTCCCAATATGAAAGAGACCTCGACTTTGCAATTTCATGTTTGAAAAAAGATCCACCCGTCTTCTTCAATCCTTATGACAAGATTGAAATTATCAAGGACTTTAATGAGATTGTCCAATTTCTAAAAGATATTATTGCAAATCCCCCTGAGTTTTTTACATTTGATTATGAAACAACAGGACTAAAACCATTTAACAAAGGACATAGGATAGCGTCTATATCATATTGTGATTCTGACAATGTTGCCTACTCATTTCCAACAGAACATCCTTGTTTTACTCTTGAACAACAAAGACAGATCATGGAACTCTGGGCACAAGTGCTACAACTTGATTGTGGTAAAACTGCTCATTCCTTAAAGTTTGAAGATGTTTGGTCGCAATGTAGGGCAAAAACAAAAGTGAGAAATTGGACATGGTGCTCAATGAACGCTGCCCACATTCTCGACAATAGAAAGTCATTCTCAGGCTTGAAGTTTCAAGCATTCATACGATGGGGCATTGACGATTATGATAAGAAAGTAAGACCTTTCCTTCGCTCAAAAAAAGGTTCTGATTTCAATAAAATCTTTGATGCCCCGCTCGATGACCTCTTGCTCTATGGTGGCATTGACTCATTGCTTGAGCGCAAGTTGTACCTTGAACAAAAAGAAGAAATGACTCCGAAGCTGAGAGAAGTAAATGATTTTTTCCTCGATGGTCTTATTGCTTTTGCTGACATTCAAATGAATGGCATTTGCGCTGATAGAAAATTTTATGAAGGTGTGGATAAAGAGATTGAAGATACAATGGTCAATATTATAAAAGACCTTCTATCTTCCGATGAAGCTTTGTTGTTTAGGCAACAAATGGGACATGAATTATCATTGACTTCAGACTACGATTTGCGTGATTTGTTCTTCAAAGTCCTCAAGCTCCCCCCCGGAAAAGAAACTGATGGTGGAAAGTTTTCTGTCGATGCGAGTGTGCTGAAAGGATTGAAATCCCCATTTGCAAAGAAGTTGATGAATTTCAGTAGACTTGACAAGGTGAAAGGCACTTACATTGGTCAGTTTCTACGTGAAATTGATGATGATGACAAACTCAGACCTTTCTTCGATCTTCACAAGGCAATTTCATACAGGAGCAGCAGTTCCCGTCCCAATTGGCAAAACATTCCTGTGAGAAACAAAGAAGCAAAAAGATTGACGAGATCAGGCATTCACCCTTCCCCTGGCAATATCATTCTCGACTTCGACTTTTCAGGAGCTGAAGTTAGAATAGCTGCAATCGTATCAAAGGATCCTGTTCTCAGGGCCTATATAAATGACCCAACATCTGATATGCATCGTGATCTTTGCATGGAATTGCTCAGGCTCAAAGAAAAACAGGTCACAAAGGACCTGCGATTCCACGCGAAAAACAGTTTTACATTTGCTCAGTTTTATGGGTCATATCATGTGAGTTGTGCGGAGGGTCTTTGGGAAATATTTAATTCGGATGATGATCTGAAGACGACGAATGATGTCCACATACTCGATCATTTATCTAATGTAGGCATCACAAGCTATGAAGAGTTTGAGGAGCATGTAAGACAGATTGAAACGAGGTTTTGGAAGAAGTATCATGTATTCAAAAGATGGCAAGAGAAGACGTGGGCTTTTTATGAAAAGCATGGCTATATTGAACTTTTGAGTGGATTCAGATGTTCGGGCTACATGACGAGAAATCAGATTCTCAATCTGCCTATTCAAGGCCCTGCTTTTCACTGTTTGCTTTATTCTCTGATCAACATTCACAATGAGCTTTTAGACAGACGTTTATACACAAAAATCATGGGTCAGATTCACGATAACTTAATTTTCGACTGCAAGCCTTCTGAGAAAAAAGAAATCATGGAATTGTCAAATTATATTGTATCAACACAGATCAGAAAGGATTGGAAGTGGGTAACCGTTCCTCTCGAAATTGAATTTAGTGAATCTAAAGTAGATGGCAACTGGTGTGAGATGGAGGACTTATGATCATCGCAAAGAAATATGAAGTGCCTGACTCATGCCCTGGCAAATGCCCAGGACAAAAAGAATTGTTTCATCAAGGCGGATTGTGCCATTATTGCCCTATTTTTCAGTGCGGAAAAATAGAAGCTCCACCTGAGTATGCAGACAAAGAGGGTTTCTTTTGTCTCTGTGAAGCTGATGATTACAGACTTGATTGGGCAAAAACATGGTCAGAATGGTTCAAAGGTGATATGAAAGAATACCCTGTTCTTCCTTTACATATAAGCACATATAAGAAAGGAGCGAAAAAGTAAACTACTGTCAGCTAAAGACAGACAGCTTTAAGGGGAATATGAGAACACAAGTCCAGCATACTCACATCTTTTCGGCCTGGTTTACAAAGCAGGCCCAACTGTGCAATATTCTTTGCCGCATTTGTATCGGCGTCAGCAACATTACCACAATTTGGACAACTAAAGTGCTTGCCATTTCTATTACCAAGATGCCTACACACATTACAAATCTTGCTCGTATAGCGAGGATTAACCACTTTAAGAGGAACGCCAGCAAGTTTAGCCTTGTATTCAAGAAAAGAACGAAGTTGAAAGAAAGCCCAAGAGTGGTGTTTTCTTCTTTGGGCTTTTCTTACAGTGGTCCTTTCCCTGATATGGGTCAAATCTTCGATAGCAATTCCCTTATTGAGAATCCTTGCTTTTTCAACGATTGTTTTGCTGATAGTGTGATTGGTAATAGTAGCGTGTCGTTGTTCTCTGCCTTTAAGCCGTTTCAGAAGTTTTTCGCTTCCGGGCGTGCCTTTGCTTTGAACACTGTGACGCACTTTAAAATATTTATCTCGAACCTTATTGAGACTTTCAGAACCAAAATTTGTACCATCGGACAATGTAGCAACATCAGTAATTCCAAAGTCCACACCTATGAACTCTTCAACATCTTTCATCGCTTCTTCAGGAATTTCAACAGTCTGGAAAAGAAAAAACTTGCCTTTCTTAGTTACAAGGTCTGCTTCTCCTTTAATGTACGGCAAGTATTTGGGATTATGGCAAACAAAGGGTATTTTCAACCTACCATCAATAGACCAGATAGAAACGGCGTTGTCTTTTTTGTAAGAAAGAATGCGGGCATCATAAGTAATAGCTCCGAGAGGCTTAAAGGACCGCTTCGTTTTTTTATCTTTTTTGTAAGCATTGGCAACTTTACTGATACACCTTACAAGAGCTTGGGCAGAAAGCTTAGAAGAGTCCTTAATTTGACGGTAGGTAAGATGGTGGAGTTTAAATTGGTTAAAAACCTTATTAACCCAAGCAACTTCGGAAATCTCATTACAGGTGCGATTACATTCTTTAATGGTCTCAACAAGAGAACGTGCTTGTTCGTCAGAAGGCAGAAGTTTTATTTGCAATGTTAATTTCATAGTGCTATTATAGTCATATATTTGAAAATGTCAAGAACTATTTTAAAGAAGGAAGAGGCAATTCCTCTGCCAGCTAAAGCAAGCGGTCTCCTTGCCCCAAACTTATGAAAGTCACCAGTTCAAATATCGCAGATATATTGTATAATGAAGATACAAATGAGTTAGCAGTTGAATTTTTAAATGGGAGCATTTATGTTTATCAAGATGTTCCTGAGCACATTTTCACTGAGTTTCTTGAGGCTGAATCACATGGCAAATACTTCTATGCAAATGTAAGAGATAGATTCATATTCAGAAAGGAAAGATAACATGCCCCTCCATCTGCAATACAGACCTAAAAATTTATCAGAACTGATTGGCAACGAGTCAATTAAAATCAGCCTTCAATCAATCTTTGATCGTGAAGACAAGCCCCATGCTTTTCTATTTTCAGGTCCTCCGGGAAGTGGCAAAACGACTTTGGGTAGAATTATCGCAAACATGCTCAATTGTTCTCCAGAAGATTTGCATGAGTATAACAGTGCCAATACTCGTGGTATCGACACAATCAGAGATATTTCCGAAGGCGTTCATTATGCTGCACTTGTTGGGAAAGTACGTGTCTACATCTGTGACGAAGTACACCAATGGACTTCCCAAGCGATGAATGCCTCCTTGAAATTATTGGAAGATACTCCAAAGCACGTCTACTTCATCCTCTGCACGACCGAGCCTGAGAAACTTCTGAAGACGATTCGGACTCGTTGTACTACATTTCAAACCTCATTGCTCACGGAAGCTCAGATGAAAAAACTGATTGCATGGGTTCTCAAGGAAGAGAAAATCAAAGACTATCCTGAATCCATCATCAAAGAAATCATCCGAGTCAGTGAAGGGTGCCCTCGTCAAGCCCTTGTAATTCTCGATTCCATCATTGATATTGAAGATGAAAAGAAAGCCCTCGAAGCTGTTTCAGTTGTGACAATCGGCGAAGCGGAAGTAATTAACATCTGTCGATCACTCCTTGCTCATGAACGGTGGGGGGAGATGAAAGGAAAAGTGAAGGAAGTTCTTGCAAACACTGAGCCTGAAAAACTTCGCTATGCGATATTGGGATATATGGGAACGGTGTTGCTTAATAAGGATAAAGACGAGAGGCTGTCGGAACTGATAGACATCTTTTCTGAGCCAACCTATTCAACAGGACGTGCGGGAATTGTGAATATGTTATATCTCGCCTGTCAGTAATTTTAAAAAGAGTGTATAATGAGAGAAAGAAAGGATAAAGTATGGCTTTCAAAGATGACATCAAATTGGACCTCAATCATCTCGACAAAAACGCTATTGACCAGCCGGAGCTCTATGAGGAGTGGTCGAGGAAGTGGGCAGATGCAGTGCAGGAACGCGATCAGTTAAAGGAACATCTTTCTGTAATGAAAGCAGAAGTTGACGAAAAGATTCGTGCAAGCCCAAAAGAATATGGCTGGTTTAATGAAAACAAGTCGCCAACAGAAGCATGGGTATCTAATCAGATCATTCTCAGTGATGAGGTACGAAGTGCCACAGAAGAATTCCTCAAAGCTCAGAACGATGTGAATATCATGGCAATTTCAAAAGAGACTCTTGAGCATCGCAAATTCGCTCTTGGTGTTTTGACAGACCTTTATAAGGGGAACTATTTCGCGGCCCGGTCAAGATCCGACCCAAATTATAAAGAGAAAATTTCTGAAGAAGGAAGGAGAGCGCAAGAAGAGCATTTAGAGGAAAGTCCAAGGGCAAGAAAGAGGAGAGGTCATGAATAACACCATTTTGACTATAATCTTCGTTATTTTGACCCCTTTTTTAGTTTATGTGTTGTTTCGCATAGGTTCATCTGCGATCTTCAGATCGTGGTTTGAATCAAAACGTGAATTTGAAAAAAAAGGAGGAGAAAATGGACGCAAAGACAAGACGCAAGTTGGCTAAGGAAGAAATGCGGAAACGGCAAGATGAATCATATAAGAAGAAAGATGATTCAGGAAGATTCAAAACAATTTTTAACGACAAGTTCCCTGCTGACAAAAAGTTCAAATGTGGGGAAGGGGAACATTCCCTTGATTTCATTCCTTTTGTCGCAGGATCAAACAACCCCAATGTGAAGGAAGGAAAGCTGACCTATATTCTCGATGTTTGGGTTCACAACAAGGTGGGTATCAATGAGGACAGTTATATCTGTATGAACAAGACATTCGCAAAGCCTTGTTCCATTTGTAATTACCAAGCGGAACTTATCAAGCGTGAGGAGGATGATGATATTGTCAAAGCTCTCAACCCCACACGCAGAGGCATCTACAACATCTGGTGCCATGACAACCCAAAAGAAGAAGCAAAAGGCGTTCAAATTTGGGACGTGTCACATTGGCTTTTTGAATCAAATGTCATCGAACAGGCGAAACTGAAGAAAGGTGGAGGATACATCTATTACACCGACATCGACGATGGAAAGGTTGTATCTTTCAGACGGACAGGGTCGGGCGCGACAAATACAAAATTCGTCGCCATTACATTTGAAGATCGTGAAGAAACCCTACCTGACGAGATTGTGATGGGCGTTTACAATCTTGATGAATTGCTTCACATTCCCACGTTTGAAGAAGTCGAGACTGCTTTCTTTGGCAAAGCGAAGGGTGAGAAGGAGAAAAAATCAGAAAGGAAAGAAGAACCAATTCCTCCGGAACAAACATCTGAAGAAGGAGATGTTCCCGAAGAACTTGGAGAGCCCGTCTGCCCATCTGATTATGTGTTTGGCGTTGATTTCGGCGATTATGACGAATGCGACGATTGTGAGGTGAGGAAGGATTGTAGGGCAAAGAAACGGGAGTTGAAGGAGCCTAAAAAGGAGGAAGAACTCAGAAAAGAGGAGGAAAAGAGAGATCCGGAACCTCGTAGGAGAAGGAGATAATCATGGAGAGACGGAGAAGCAGGGCTGTAGAAGAGGTAAAGGAAGCATCAAAAAAAACAGAAGTGTTCCCGCCAGAAAAAAGGTTATTGCTCCCTACAGGCAGCACTCTTCTCAACCTTGCTTTTTCTGACTCCTATGAAGGAGGAATTGCTCCTGGCAGCATGATAAACATTGTCGGGGATTCATCGGCAGGAAAGACGTTCGTTCTTTGGACCATCTTTGCTGAAGTCGCCCGCCATCCTGATTTTAAACACTATCGCTTAATCTATGATGAATCTGAAGCAGCCTTTTTCATGCACATTGCGAAGCTGTTTGGCTTGCCTAATAATCGTGTTGAGACGGACATTCGATCTGCGACGATTCAAGACTTCTATCGCAATGTCCTACAGAACATTAAAGAAGAGAGACCTTGTATCTACGGACTCGATTCATTTGATGGAGTATCATCTCTTGAAGAACAAGGAAGAGCGGACGACATTGAAAAAGGCAAAGACATCAGTGGCAGCTACAAGATAGAGAAAGCGAAATGGGGAAGTGAAATATTCCGAAACATTGTTGACAACCTTGAGTCCACGGACTCTGTATTGATCGTTGTGTCTCAAACTCGTGACAACATCGGTGTGACATTTGGTGATAAAAAGACACGCAGTGGGGGAAATGCTCTTCGCTTTTACAGCACACACGAAATTTGGCTTTCTGTTGTGGGGCACGAAAAAGCAAAAGAGCGAGAAATTGGCGCCAATATTCGCTTCCGAGTGAAGAAAAACAAATTGACAGGTAAAAGACGTGATGGGTGGTTCACTATTTTTTTTGATTATGGTATTGACGACATTACAAGCTGCATTGATTTTCTCATTGACGAGAAGATTTGGTCATTGCAGAAGGGTGGGAAAATTCTGACAGGAGGAGACATATTTCCCGATATGAACAAGAAAGATTTAATCCATCTTATTGAGAATAAGAGTATGGACGATGAACTTCATAAACTTGTTGGTCAGACATGGGCTGAAATTGAGGAAGCTCTGAAGCTCGACCGCAAACCCCGTTACTCTGTTGACGATATTGAGGATTAAATGATTAGAATGTGCGAGTTTTGCAAGAAAGCACCAGCTACTTGCCTTATAACAAGAATAATTCAACCAAGTTGGCCTCATTATGCATGTGATGAATGTGCCAAGCAAAAAGATCACATGAAAATAAGGGAGCTTTCTTATGCAGATTATTGTTGACGCAAATTCCATCTGTCACAAGATGAAACATACGATGGGAGAACTCTCCTACGAGGAAAAGAAGGTGGGAATTATATTTGGCTTTCTCCGTCAAATGCTTTCCATCGCAAAACGATTTGATACGAATCAATTCATTTTTTGTTGGGACTCACACAGTAGAAAACGAGTCGAAATTTGTCCTGCTTACAAAGCAAATCGGCATAAAGAACTGACCGAAGAAGAAGAGGAACTGAATGCACTTTCTTATGCTCAATTTGATGAACTGAGAACGGCGATTCTCCCAAAACTTGGTTTCAGAAACAACTTCATCGCTGAAGGGTATGAAGCGGATGACATCATTGCGAAGATAGTTAAAGATAACGGATATAAATTTATTATTGTGTCCACTGACAATGATCTATTTCAGCTTCTCAGCCCTCGTGTCTCAATGATGATCGATCTTAAAAAGCCCCTTTATACCGAAGCTTCTTTTCATGAGGAATATAATCTCACTCCTGATCAATGGATATGGGTCAAAGCAATAGCAGGTTGTCCAGGAGACGGTGTCATTGGACTCGAAGGAGTAGGAGTGAAAACAGTAACAAAATATCTTCATAAAGAATTACCACTAAGCAGTAAGGCAAATATGGCAATACTAACGGCGTGTGACAAAATTAAATTGAACAAACGCCTTGTTGCTTTACCATTTGAAGGCATCAAAAACTTCACTCTTCTTGAGGATAAATTATCTCTTGATGGGTTCATCAATGTTGCAAATCAATATAGGTTCAATTCATTTCTCAAACAGGACAATTTGAAAGTCTGGAAACGAGTGATCTTTTAATATTATGGAGGAATCATGGAGAAAGAAGAACTTGAAATTGTTGAACAAGCAGAAGCAATCCTCAACAAAGAAAGCTTTAGAGGTTACTATGACGGAGCAGATGCCGCTGTTTTTGATGAGGCTGTTCGATGGATTGAAAAAGCTAAAATACTGATTCAAAAAAGCCCCTGCCCCAAAATATCTGACTGAGAAGAGGTGCTCACATGTTGCAGCGACTTCGGCTTTTTAACTTTCAATCACACCAAAAGACTGAATTTGAGTTTTCACCAAATGTCAATGTAGTTACCGGAGCGAGTGATTCAGGCAAAAGCACAGTTATCAGGGGACTTCAATGGGTTTTTGATAATCGTCCTCCGGGTGACGCAATCAAGAATTGGTACTCACAAGAGCGAGACAAGATCGCCGTTGATATTGATTTTTTTGAATTAACGTCTCTTAGAAAGGAACGTTTGAAAGGAAAGTCAAGATATGTGATTGGTGATGAGATATTTGAGGCGATTAAACAAGATGTTCCAGAAGAAGTTTCTACACTCGCTAATTTAAGCGAATGTAATATCCAATCACAACATGAACCATATTTCTTTTTGAATGACACGCCCGGCGAAGTCGCACGGAAGTTAAATGACCTTGTTGGGCTGAACATAATTGACACAATCTTCAGGAATCTCGATTCAAGAATTCGTCGAGTATCATCAGACATTCGAACCTCCACTTCAACCATAACGAACTTAAAGGAAGAACTTGAAAGTCTGGCGCATGTTGATGCACTTTATGACGAAGTGGTTGAACTCGAAGAACTGGTCAAGAAAGCTGAAGAACTGGGGAAAGAAACTGAGGTCTTAAAAAACCTCATCTTTCATCTTGACCAAATTGAGATTGAGCTGGCTACTATATCTTATCCTTTCGAGGCGGAAGAGCAAACATCTACTCTCCTTGTTGAGATTAAGAAGTTCGGAGAAAGCCAGAAAGAATGTGACATTCTCACAGGTCTCATTTCCTCCTTGCTTGTTTCATCGGATGACTTGAAAGTAGAGACAGATTGGCTTGAATGTGAGCCTTTGTGTGTTGAACTTTTCAATCTGCTCAAGGAGCAGGACGAAGTGGCGAATGATTGTGTTGAGCTGACGAGATGGGTGAATAAAATTCGCTCCGACAACAAAACCCTTGAGTATGAATCAAAGCAAGTGGGCGTATTATTCACTAACTATATTGCCAAATTGCGCTCTGTTAAATTGTGTCCGATTTGCAAGTCAAAAATAACTGAAGCAACGATTAAAATGATTGAGGAAAGCTTATGATTCTTGCCTTGTTACCTGATATTCATTTACGATCATCAAATCCAGAAAACCGCATTGACAATTATGAGGAGTCATTGTGGAAAAAACTGCGATACATACGGGACTACCCTTACAAAACCAAAACGACACGACCTCCCGATTTGGTGTTTCTTCAGCCCGGAGATTTTTTTGATGGACCGATTCAATCAAACGCCCTTCTGTCCCGTTGTTTTGACAATTTAGCTCATCGTACCATTTATACCGTGTGGGGACAGCATGATATGAAATACCGCACAAAAGGGAACACTGCGCTTGATGTATTGATTGCAGGGGAGATCGTTGAATTCAGAGCATCAACCATGCTAACAAAACAGGTGGTTTTATACAGTTGTTCGTATGATGAAGAGATTCCTGAGATTGAAGACCCAAAAGACCTTAATATCCTTCTCATTCACAAAATGATCGTTGAGGAAAAGATATGGGAAGAACAGGTTGAGTACACATGGGCGAACACGATCCTGAGACAAACAAAGTTTGATCTGATCGTGTCAGGTGACAATCATCAATCATTCATTGTTGAGCACAAAAATCGACTGCTTGTAAATTGCGGCAGCCTAATGAGAACCCGTAAGGATCAGATCAATCACAAACCAATGTTCGTCATCTATGACACAGACACACGAAAGTACCAAAAGGTTTACATTCCCATAAAGCCCGCTGAAGAAGTATTTGACATGGCAATGCTTGAACGTGAGAAGGAGAAAGACGAAAGACTCTCTGCATATGTGGAAGGACTTATGGAGGGGTGCGAGATCGGTCTCGATTTCAAAGCAAATCTGTTTGCTGCAATCAAAACAAATAAGGTCAATGAATCTGTAGAAACGATCATAAAGGAGGCCATGCAAGATGGAAACTGATGACATCATCAAAGATTTGAATGAACTACAAAAACAAATTGTTGA